AAATAAGAAAAATAATTGACAGAATCAAGCGAACTTTTGTGGAATCCGATCCGTTGTTGATAGATCCGAATTACATTAACGAGGAGCTATTAAAAAATCACTTGATGGCAAACGGAACGCTCAAACAAAAACAAGCGGAACTTGTAGAAAAAAAGATTAAAAAGCCCGTCGTTGTTGACTTGGGTGGTAAAAAAGTTGTGAAATACGAAGAATTTACAGAAGCGGAACTTGTGGAATACGAAGCGGCAATAACGGACTTAAGAGCTAGCACTCAATCATTACAGTTATTAGCAAAATTAAAAGGCTTTGACAGACCGCAGCAGGAAGAAAATAAAGAAGAAAAAAATCTTGTTGCATTGTTGCAAAGCATAACAGCAGAGGTAAACAAAAATGAATAATTTAAATAAAAAACAGATTAATATTTTAAAAGTTTTTAGAAAAGAACAGCCGAGAATCACTATTTTACACGGTGCGAAAAGATCAGGAAAAACTTTTTTAAATAACTTATTAATGCTATCTCATATTTCGCATTTTTATAATCAAAACGTTAATTTTATTATCGTTGGAGCGACAAGCGGAAGTATCTGGCGGAATGTTTTAAATGACTGGGAAACAATGCTTGAAACAACGTTCAAACTTAGTAAAGACGGAAGTTTTCGCTTGTTTGGAAATAACGTTTATATTTTCGGAGGGGAAAAAATAGACAGCTGGAAAAAGATGCGTGGAATGACAAGCCACGGGACTTATATAAACGAGGCTACGGCATTACACAAAACATTTATCGAGGAAGCATTTTCAAGGACTTCCGGGCAAGGGGCTAAGATATTTATTGACACAAACCCGGATAATCCGAGCCATTTTGTCAAAAAAGATTATATTGATAAAGCAGGGGAACGCTTGGAAAATGGCAAACTGAACATACTTTCAGAACATTTTAGACTTGATGACAATGAATATCTCATAAATAACAGTTCAGAATATGTTGAAAGTATTAAAAAGACTACTCCAACTGGTGCAACATATGACAGAGATATTTTAGGACTTTGGGTAGCACAGGAAGGAATAGTTTTTGGGGAGTTTAACGAAAAAGAAAATGTTGTTGAAAGCATTGAAAATATTAACTTTAAAGAGTTCTACTTTGGAATTGACTGGGGGTATGAACATTACGGAACGCTTGTGGTTATTGGCGTTGATTACGACGAAAATTATTATATTGTCGAAATAATTGCAAAACAGCACAAATATTTTGAGCCGTACTGGAAGCCAAAAATACTCGAGAAATACAGACAATACAGACCTTCAAGGGTTTTTTGTGACGGTGCAAGAGTGGAATATGTGAACGGATTAAATGACGCTGGGATATATGCAGAAAATGCAAAAAAGGATGTAAAAGAAGGAATTGACTTAGTTGGTGCTATGTACAAGCGAAATGTTTTAAAGATAGTCAGAAGTGCATTTAAAGGGCGTTTTGAGGATGAAATTTATAGCTATGTATGGGGAAAGAACGATGAGCCAGTCAAGGAAAATGATGACGTCATGGATAGTGTAAGATACGTTCTTTATAGTCTGAAAAAGAATGATGGCGGTATCGCTTATCTCTTTAGCGATTAAGGAAAGGGGGAAACTGGATGGATGAGAAACAAAGGAAACGGATTAAAAACTACTATAACAGAACACAGTATGAACCAGCTAATTTTAATGACAATACGCCAAATTTATTTGATGAAACAATAGAAATATTTAATCCTGTTAAAGATATTACGAAAGCCCTTATTTCCGCTGCTATAAAAGATTTACAAACAAAAAAAGAGGAACTTCAAAAAGTTTGGGATTTTAACAAAATGCAGGCGTTCAGCAAAAAAATATGTAAAGAAATGTATTTACAAGAAGTTGTATTTGTTGAAGCAATAAGAACTCAAAATGACGAAATAATATATATTTTGCATGAGATAGATAATATAGAACATATTGAACAATTTGGGGAACTGATACAGTTCAAAATTGATGGAGAATACTCATATTTTAACGAAAAAGGCGAAGAGCTCACAGTTTCATTTTCTCGTGAATATAAAAAGCTTGAAAATGGAAAAGTGAAAAAAGTTGAAATAATTGATAATCAAGTCTTTGAAGCACCATTCATGCTTGACAAGATTCCGGTTGTTAAATTTAGAACTGATTCGAATATCATAGAAGCTTTGAATATTATTGACAAAATCAATGTAATTGAAGCTTATATTCATAACGTTTTAGATATTCATGGTGATCCGATGGTGCATGCTGGAGATGTTGGGAAATTTGCTGACATCAATGGAAATGAGCAGGAAAAAAAGAATGCAGAGGCATTGGAAACATTCAGATTCAAAAAGAAAAGATTCATTTACACAAAACCTGGGGAAAAAACGGCATTTTTTAAATATATTGAACTTTCAAAACCTCTAATTTCAGAAATGCAATCTAACATTGAACGGCTTGAAAAAAGATTGTCAAACTTATTTCCAGAGTTTTTGCTTGTAGATACTAAAACTCAAAACGTGTCACAAGAAACGTACACAATGAAAAATAATGGGCTTAGAACCAAAATTCTTTCATTTAGAACAGATTTTTTAAAAGGACTTGTTGACTTAGATAATTCGGCTTTGGAACTGATGGGAAGAGTGTCAGATGTGACAGAGGATGATTATACGTATTTAGATCCGTTCGAAGAGGCGGAAAAGCTTTCAAGATTAACAACAATTGAGAAAATGGCGGATGTAATAGCAAAACTTAAAAACATTGATGAGGAAATGGCACTAAGTGACAAAATAAACACCTTGACCGCAGAAGTGACAGAGGAACTGGAAGGAATGTATGAGTAAAAAAGTTGAACTCAAATGGGATTTTAAAACAGAAGAAAAGCTTTTTAAGATATTCAGAAAACTGAATTATTCAAAGCTTAATCGTAAAACGTTAAAAATACCCTTTGATGACATTTTAAAAACTTTTATGAACTTTAGTATCAATTTAGAAAAAAAGTACCGTAAAACTAAAAATATTGATGTTAAAAAGCATTTGACATTGGCAACAAGACAGCTAAACGAAATAACGGAATGGCAACAGAAAATGAAAGAATTTGTTACAGAAAACAAAGAAAATACAGACTTAAGAAAAAAACTTAAAAATAACGCAAAATTCAGAGCTAGAAACATGAAAGGCAACTATTACAAAGACTTCTTAAAAGAAATAGTTGCAGAAGATTCTGAATATTTCAGATGGAACACAATGGGAGATGAACGTGTAAGACCTGAACATCAGGATAGGGATGAAGAAGTTTATAAATATGATGAAGCAGACCTTCTTCCTGGCGAAGACCCTGGTTGTCGTTGTTGGGCTACCGCTTATTTTCCAGATGATTTTGAATAAAAGAAAAGGGAGGAATATATGTATTTAAACTATTTAACAAGAATTTTAAAAGACAAAGAGCCCGAAGGTGGTGGAACAGGAGGAGAAGGTGGAACGCCTGATTTAACAGTTGAAGAGTTAAAAAATAAAATAGCTGATCTTGAAAATCAAGGAACAGCTAAAGATGGAGAAAACTCTAAATTAAAAAAAGACCTTGAAACGTTACAGAAAAAGCTCTCTAAACTTGAAAATGAAGGCAAAACAAAAGAACAGCTGGACAAAGAGGAAAAAGAAAAAGTTGAAAGAGAATTGCAGGAAAAGACAAATGAAATTAATTTAATGAAACTTGAAATAGCTAAAGCAAAGTTTGTCACAGAAAATAAGATAAGTGAACATTTTACAGATCTTATAATACTAAATCCTGAAATGACTGAAAATGATTTAAAAGTTGCTATTGAAACAGTAGCGAAAAAGCAGGAAGCGTTTAAAAATGATTTGTTAAAAGAGTATTCAATAACAAAAACAGCAGAAGGTGTATTTAAAACAGGAACTGAAAAGGATTTTGTTGATAATATGCTTGAAGAAAGAGAAAAGACTGATACAGATTTAACAAAATTTATGAAATAAGGAGGAAATTAAATGAAAAAAAGAGCAGTAATGCATAGGGAACATTTAAATGTTGTAGTTAGAGGAGCAAAAGCAGATTTTTCGGATCAGTTGATAAAAGAGGGAATGAGTACATTCTTACCAGCTGGTACACTTTTAAAAAGCAAAAATAGCTATGACTTGAGGGAAAAAAGTGATCTCATGAAACCAATACTTGTTACTGAAAAAGCGGATGGTGTTCTGGTTCATGATGTTGAATTTAAGGACTGGGAAACAGAAAAACCTTTTACAGTAGCTATTGAGGGGATAGTTTACTTGGACAAATTGATTGAAGTTGGAAAAGAACACAAAACACCGTTAACAGTTACAAAAGATAGATTGCCAGCAGGTGTAACATACGTTTATAAAAACAGAAAATAATAAAAAAAGGGGGAAATTGAGAATATGGCAGGATTGACAGAAATCTTTAAGGCAAACGCTTTAAATAAGTATTACGGAGGAGTAAAAGGAGAAACACTAGCGGAAACTATGTTTCCGATGGCTTATAACAATGATTTTGATTTAAATGTCTTAAACGGAGTAGGGACAGGAGCAGTTGAAGTGATTCAGTTTTCAAACTTTGACGCTGATATTTTAGCAAGAGATTGGGGGTACAGAACCCACACAAAGGAAGGAAAAGAATTTTTCAGGGAAAGAATGGTAATTCCTGAAAAAGAAAGAATGACACTGTTTCAATTCTTAAACTCAAAAGATGAAAGCTTAATTCAGAGTTATATAGCACAATTATATGAACAATTTGCTGGGAAAACTGGATTTTTAGCTTCTGTAAGAGCTTTGGCAACTTATACAGTTTCTCAGTTGCTTTCAACTGGAAAAGTTAATTATATAGCCGAAAATGGTGGTGGAAGAACAGCAGACTACAAACTGTCGACAGATTTAAAAGAAACTTTAGCAGGTACAGCGGTATGGAGTGCAGCAACATCTGATCCTTTAGAAGACCTTAACAGATGGAGAGAAAAGCTGGAAAGCAAAGGTAAAAAAGTTGAAATAGCTTTGATGAATAAAAACACATTCAATAAGCTGAAAAAACATGTAGGTATTCTGAAAATAATTACCGACGCAAAATTAACACCTTCAAAAGCGAATATACTGGATAAAATAGAAGAAATGACAGAATTAAAAGTACTTATATGGGATGAAAAGATTTCAGTAAATAAAACTGAAAGAAATGTATTCCCTGATAATGTTGTCACATTAATTCCAAACGGAGTTTTGGGGAAAATGGAATACGGTCCAACTCCGACAAAGGTTGATAAACTTTCAGGAGTAGCTAGTGGTAGAGATATTGTAGACATCAAAGGAACATATGCACCTTTAGAAGTTGCAGCAATAGGAAAACATTCAACAGTAACCAATGTTGAAATAGTTATTGAAGCAATGGTAGCACCAAATCCAACAATAATGGATTCAATGTTTATAGGAACAGTAGGATAAAAGGGGGAAATAAATGGCAAACGGGAAAAAACAAGCAGAGTTAGAAAACGATACAACTACAGAAAATACAGCTATAGAGAATAATACAGGGGCAGAGAATACAGCTGCTCCTACTGAAGAAAATATAAAAATAATTGTACTTTCTCCATTCTTTGATAGCAAAAGACATGAAATTGGAGAAGTTCTTGAAGTTTCTAAAGAATATTTTGAAGAACTGAAAGAAAAGAATTTAGTGGTTGAAAGGGAAGAATAGAAATGCTTGATCTTGATGAAAGAATAGAAAAAGCTAAAAAAACAGTACCTGAAATAATGGAATATGACATTGAGGTTGTCAGAAATTTATATAAAATAGTCTTTGAAAAACATTCAGAGGAAAAGCATGAGTTATTAAGAGTTTATCTTTTAGGTTATCTCTTAACAATGAATGAAGAACTGAATTTTGAAGAGATACAGATTTCAAATGTGGTCTTAAAAGAGGGGGCAGGTAATAACAATCCATATTTCAGAATGTATACAGAATTATTAAAACTGATGGGAGTAGATGAAAATATTCCCACAGTTGGAATAATTTAAGGGGGAAAAAAATGATTTTAAGAAATAATGAAAAAGTGGAAATTTTACTGGTAGATTTTAATCACATTCTTCTTAAAACTGGAGACAATGAACTTGAATTGTCTCCTAGAAGGCTTGAAATAGCTTTGAATGAAATTAAGGATAGAAAACTTAATATTGAAGTAATTGAAGAAGAAACAAGCGAAAAGAGAGGAAATACGAATGCCAGTAAGATTGAAAATAAAGGAAAAGCCACAGAATAAGAAATTTATGGAGTTTTTGGCAATGCCAAAACAGACAATAAAGGTCGGAACAAACATAAATTATGGAGTTAATGGGAATTTTGATGCTTATGGTTTATCAAATGTTTTAGAAAGTGGATCCAGTAGAGGAGTACCAGGATGGCACTATAACGAAAAAGCATTTGAGAAATTTAAGCCAACANCGGGAATTTTGACGCTTATGGATTATCAAATGTCTTAGAAAGCGGATCCAGCAAAGGAGTTCCTGGCTGGCATTATAATGAAAAAGCGTTTGAAAAGTTCAAACCAACAGGCGAAAGGCTCTTTAAATCTGGCATAAACAACATCATAAAAGGTGGTTGGAATATTGATTCTATGTTGAATCAAATTGGAATAGAAGCTGCTACGCAATATAAAAATATCATAGAAGAAATAAAGAGTCCTTCTAATGCTCCTGCAACAATTAAGAAAAAAGGATTTGACAATCCAATGATTGAAACAGGATTCTTTAAATTTAATATTTCTGCTCAAATAAACGGAAGTAGAAATGTGAGGTAAGAATGGACAAAAAAATATTAAAGGCAATAAAGAAAACCACTAAAGTGATAAAAATGTTTGAACAGGATGTAGTATTACTTTCTGAAAACAAAAAACCTAGATTTGATGAAAAAGGTAAATTAATCAAAATGCCTTCTGAAATAAAAATCAGGATGGCAATAATGACACCTAAAAACAAATATTATCTTGATGAAACAATGAGAGGAACTTCATTATCTAACATAAAGGAAGGGTATTACATTCTGAAAGAAAACGATGACTTTAAAATAACTGAAAATTCTTTGCTAAAGTGCAAAGATACAGTTTATAAGGTTATCAAAGTTGAAGAGAACTACGGAATATTTTTGAGAATGGAGTTGAATATTGATGACAAGCGGGATTAAAGATGAACTGATTGAAGATATTCAACGGATCTGCAAAAAGTTTGGAATAGAAATAGCAATTGATGACTATGATAAAGATGAACTGACTGCTGAACAGTATGACAATTTGAAATTTCCAGTTGTATTTTACAATATTTATCACAAAAATGTTTCTCAAATAGATTTTGAAAATGATAAATACAGATATGATGAGGGAATGGAAGTAATACTGACTATGGAAAGCAGAGAGGAAACAGAATTATTTAATATGCTTTATCTGTTCCTTATAAACATGGAAGCTACAAATGAATACTTTGGAGTTAGGAAATATAAAAGAAAAATAAGGGATGTTTTCAAATTACAGGAAACAACTTCTTATTTTAAAGGGAGAAGGTATTTAAAGAAAGTTCTGCAATTTACATACTATGCGGAACACTTAATAAATAAAAATTTTAACTAGAGGGATTATAGAAGGGGGATAAAATGGCAATAGAGAGAAA